GGATTATCTGAAGTAAAATAAACTCCAGTAATCATTGGTCTTGCTAATCTGTCCTTGTTAGCCCAAAGTATTCTAAAAGTTTCTGGACTAATCACTACATCTGAATCTACCCAAAGCAACCAATCTGCTTTATTAGAGTCATACCAGTGATTAATTAATCTGTCTCGTTGCCTGGCAATTTGATTACCCTGACTACGAATAGTAGATACAAACTTGATTCCTGATTGAAGTAACACATCTGTTACCCCAAGCATAAACAAGCCGTCTACATTTCCGTTATCGCACCAGGCTAGAGATACCGTTTCCTGCTTTTGTCCCATTTATTATTTTCCCTGTCTTCATGTCCTTATAGAGTTTGACGGTTCCGTCTTTTCTCATTATGGCAATCATACCATTTTTGATCTGAGACTTGTTGAAGCCATCATGTCTCTTATGCTGTCCCGATGACATTACTTCTTTTTCTTAGGTGTCTTGTTAATATAGTTTCCCTTTTTAAGTTCATCAGAACGGGTACCTTTTTTACCTTTAGTAATTGCAGTACCTACTTCTTTGATCTGACGCTTAAGATTCCAATTAGCCCGAGTATTATTATCTACAAGATTCTGTAATTGTTTAGACCCAGGTTGAGCACCTTGTCTTAATTGGAAACTAGCCTTTTGGTCAGTCCAGAAAGCGGTGTTTACATCACGGGTTTCTCTAGCAACTGTTCCTATACGTCCTGCAATAGATGATAGGAAGTTTGGATTCTGACGAGACTTGTCATCAGCAGACATTCTATTCATATTAACTCTACCTGAACTAGGTAATCCTTTAGTAGTAGCAGTAGGCATAGGTGTCTTACCAAACTTTGAAGTTTTTGGAGTTACAGGCATATTGGTCTTTGGTAACTTATTAAAAGATTTATCAGCCATTTACTTCTTCTTACCCATCTTCTTCATACCTTTTACAACCATTTTCTTACCAGTTTTTTTGGCTTCTTTTTTAGCCATAGCCATACCTTTTGCTGTATAAGCGAATTCTTTTTTTCCTACTTTTGGCATTATTTTTTCTTTCCCATCTTCTTAGGCATAGCCTTCTTTTTTGAACCGTATTCCATCATACGTTCTTTTTTACCTTCTGATTTCTCATGTTTCATCTTGGCTTTTTTACTCTTGTACTTCTCGCCCTTCATTGACATTAGATTATACCTCTTCCTGGTTCGTCGGCTTTAAATGCTTTGCCGAAGTGATTTGATGCAGCAACTGCTGCCTTTATATCTTTCATCTTTGTGGAAGCAGGTTGAATACCTTGAGCACGAGCATCTCGGTAAGCCTGTAGTTCCCCATCCCACTTCTTAGTTGACATCGAGGTGCGAGTAGAAGCCTCACCAGGATTCAATTGTAAAGCGGAAATCTTGCAACCAAAACATCCATCAACTTCTACAGGATGTGTTCTTTGTCTGTGTAGTGACATGTCTCCCCTTAGACTGTTTCTGTAGTTACAGTATACCCTGCTGCCTCTAATGAGGCTTTCTCTGCAAGAGTAACTTCGTATTTGCTTCCACCTAAGTAGTAGGCTTCTGCTGCATTTAATTCATCAATGTATGGATATCGTGCTTCACGATAAACGCCATTCTCTTTAATGACTGATACACCACGTCTTAGTTTATATCTAATGTGTAACTTGTTGTATCCTGCTGGACCCTCTTCAACATAAGGTGTCTCGAAGTAATACTTTGTTGTTGGCATTTGTCTCCTTAAATAAGTTTACAGATAGGGCTAAAGTTTCCCTTAGCCCCACCTATCTAATTATTTAGAACTACGCTGCTGGACGAACTGCTGATGCAGTCTGTACACGCCATAGTGCTTCTGGACGATATAGATTCCAGCCCATTACGCCGTACCATCCGATTGGACGTAGACGCATTAACTTATCTGTTACTGGACCGATAACTGTGTGTGGCTCTTCAGCAACAGCCTCTGCAAGTGCTTGTTGACCCATGATAAATGTGTCATAAACACGAGTTTGTGTTGTGCCTGAACCAGCACCAGCCTGTGAGTTAGGTAGACGTGGAGACTCAATGAAAGCAACGCCTTCAAAAGTTCCGATCTCACCTGCGTAGATGCCTGCTGGATCTACGTACTCGTGTGGCTGACGCCATGAAGCAGTTCCAGTCTCAGCACGAAGATCGTGTGAAACTTCTGGGTGGATGTATGAAGCATATAGACTTCCACGACGTGGAACTACGTTTGCTGCACGCATCTTCGCTACTACGTAGCGGATATCTTTCGCCTTGATAGTATCAGAAGCAGATACACCAGTTACAGCAGCAGTTGAAATTGCTCCTGCGATCTCACGGATAACTTGTGTTCCAGTAGCAAGAACGCCACGGACAACTAGATCTAGAGAATCGTTCATGTTGTAAGCAACGATATTAGCAAGTGCTGGCTCTACATCAGCAAGGCTGAATAGGTCCAACTTGCGAGTTGAAATGATTGAGTTACCGTACTCGTTTAGAGTAACAGCAACAGTTGTTGTAGCAGGTACTGCTACTGCTTCTACGTCTGAAGTTTCAGTTAGTGTAGAAGTCTTTACTGCCAAGTCATTGTATAACTGGAACAGTACGCTTGAACCAGCGTGGGTTTGTGATACAGGCTTCTTATCAGCCACAGCACGGAATGACGGTACGGAACGAAGAGCGAACTCTACGAGACGGTCATACGCCTGTGTTACAAGATTAGCACCGACCACTGTGCCTGCTTGCCCTGCTGGCAGGGCGGCACTGGTATATAAATCTGGCATTTAAGCAGATCCTTTCGGTTAGTTTGAAATTACTACGATTGTGAACCGTAGATTAGGTTTAGAAGATCATCAGCAGATTGTGCAGATTGAATTTTTATACTCATATCTTCTGCCTTATCGGGGGATAAAGCACCAGTTGTTACATTATCCATTTGTCGCAGAGATGCGACATCTCTAGAATCTATCTCTTTCTTTGGTTGTAACTGAATACCGAATACATCAGCATTCTGTTCTAACCAACCTGAGATCGCTTCTTCAGAAGCATCTAGATCATTTGGTATGAATGTGGCAACCTTTGGGTTTACGCCACGGGATGCAAAGACATCCTTCAAAACCCGCTCTCTTTGGGACTTGGTGAGTTCTCCTAAAGAGGACTCCAGTTCCTTGTTTCTCTTTTGCTCGACCTTTAGGGCCTTGCGTAGTTTCTTTACAAGGTCTGTGTCTGAATCAAATGTTGTCATATCGACATCATCTTCTTCTTCGTTTTCATCCCAGTAGTTATCGCGGTTGTTGCTCATAGCAACCTCTCCCTTTTCTTAGTAGTTGGCGTACGCCGCAATATAAATAGGGGAATCTATACTGGCTCGTACTATCGGTCTAATACGCCGCATGGGGCCGATGGATCCATGTCGGGATTCTAGTTATATTATTCCTGAAGTACTTCCCATACTTAGGCTTTGTGAGGTTAATCCAGATTGTCCTTGGAATGCTCTTACGTTTTGTTCAGCAAGTCTCTTACGACGTTGTGACTCAAGTCCTCTGAATTCTTCTTCCTCAAGTTCTTCTTGAATACTTTTAGCAGGTTTAGCAGCAGCACCTTCATAAATACCTGAGTACTTAGTCATTGGTTCTAATGTTCCTGCTATATTCTCATATCCTTGGGAAGCAAGAGCACTTATTTGTCCTTCAGTTAATCCTTGTGAAGTTAATTGAGCAGCGATTTGTTTAGTTCTAGTAGTATCAAGTGGTGTTAACATATTTGCTCTACGTACTGCCTCTGTAGTAAAGGCTGCAGCATTTATATTCTGCTTCATTACCTCAGCACCTACATTTGGATCAAAGTAGAAATCTGTTAAATCTTGTTCAGCACTAATAGCACCTATGGCACGTAAAGAAGCAATATAGTTAGGATCCGCTGATATAGCCTTTAATCTAGCAGTATTAGCATAGGTATCTAGATCAGCAACGCTTCTCTTATTCTTTAGATACTTTTGGATATAATCTGTACTAGCAAACTTAGCATTTACATTGTACTTGTTAACAACACTCTTATATCCTTCAACTGTGTTAAATAATGTAGAAGCATCATACTTCTCAGTTAAAGCATCATTATAGAAACCATACTTTGTATAGAATGGAGACTTAACTGTTGTTCCACCTTTAGTGGTAAAATCTTTATTGTTTAAATAGATAGTGATAGCAGACTCTGCATCAATACCATCTTTTAATAATGTTTGCAAGAATGATACTGAATCATCTACTAGGTCAGCAGGTAATCCTCTAGCCAGCAATATACCCTTTAGAACCTGTACGTTTGTAGTACCTTTAGTATCTTCTTCTTCCTGACCATAAGCAGGGTTTGATTCAAAACCAGTAGTTCCATCACTGTAAACTAAATCCCAACCAATTATCTTACCTTTGGAATCTAATCTAGGAATACGAGATACTATGGTTTTTGCAGTAGGAGTTGTATCACCACCGCCAGTATCAGTACCTGGTGTGTATCCAGGAATAAATGTATTTGTTGCTCCAGTACTCTTGCCTACTTTAGGTTGCTCAACTACTGGTTTGTTAACTGTTTGTTTTTTATTCGCTGTTTGAACAACTGTCCTACTAGTGGGAATACCACTGTATCCACCAGTTGTTACTGTTTTAGTAGCAGGAATTCCACTATAGCCACCAGCGGTAGTAGTTTTTGCAGCAGTAGAGGCTATAGGAGTCGCTGCCTTTACTGTTTTGGTTGCTGTTTTTCCAACAGGTATTGGTCCGACTGCCATTATCTATCCAATTTCTGTGCTAGACGATCAGCCATACTTGCTGCTTGAGAGATAGCCATTGGGCTTGTAGCATAACGTGGATCATTCATAATTAAATTATTTAACTCTATTTCATTCATAGGTCTATAATTTCCTTTATCATCTTTGTAATTCAAAGCCTTGATTATAAGTGGATCATTATTGGCTACAGTGCGTCCAAATGATTTTCTAAATACCTCTTGTAGAGGAGATATATAAGTCATTACATCATCACCAGCAAGTAGTTGATTTTGTACACCTAGATACTGCGTAGATGCAACTCTTCTTTGTTTGCTAAAGTAATCATTTAGTTTCTGAGTAGCAACGGTATCATCTGCTGATCTTAATACGTCTTTAATTACATTTGCTACAGCAGGTAGGTCAGGTTCTGCTAGAAGGTTATTTCTATGAACTCCTACGATTTGGTCATATAGACCTTTTGCTTGACCACCTAGGTTTTCAGTAGTTGCAACATCAAAGTTCTTAACTAGATAGTTAGCAAGGAATTGTTGTTGTTCTTGCTCTGTAAATCCTTCACCCATTGACTTGCTTAATGAAGTGGTAACATCACCCTTTGTAGTGCTTGTAGTTACTGTCTGGGCTTTTTGTCTTTCAGCCTCTTTGTTCCATAACTTCTGGAAATCTTGTATTTGGGCTTGAGCAGGATATGCTCCAAATGCCTGATAATACGCATTAGATAGTTGAGACTTAGCATCTGTTAGATCAAGTAACTTAATAGATGTAGCAATGTTCTTACTAAACTTTACTGTATTATTAAGGTTCTTGTTGGCATAAAGTTCTTTTAGAGTATCTAGGAATGGAATACCATTTTGAAGTGATATTCTAGATACCTCTTGCATGGCCTTGGTATCATCATTTCCAATAACACCACGAGGAGTAGTATCCTTAGATACACCACTTCCACGAAGAAGAGCCTGAATATAATCTAGTTTATTCTCAAAGCCAGTAACTGGACTTGCTTCATTTCTCCAGTTTAAAAGATAATTACCAATTGCATAGGAGTATGCAGCAGGGTTAGTATATACCTGAGATTTAGTCTCAAATGAATCTTTTGACTGTACTTGAGCAAGTTTAGCAGCATCTGATAAGTATTGTGGTCCTTGAATTTGCGACAACTTATTCCTCAACCTTCAGTTTTGAAGCAAACACTCCGTAATACATACGAGCAAATGCTGGGTTATTAATCATTAATTGTGTTGCTAAATTATCTAACTTCTTTGATTCTTCTTGAGCAAGCCAGAATCCTGCACCCATTTGAGGGGTAGCAGTAGTTCTTACTTCCTGTAGATACTTCTCTAAATCTTTATATGCTGCATAGAATTGAGCAGTTTCTTTGTAGATAGGAGACTCTTGGAATGCTGGATCATCTAACGCTTTTCCAATGTTTGCTATCTTCTCTTCGGCAGAACCAATATCAACTGACATAACAGGAGCACTACCACCAAATTTATCATTTAGTTTAATTAGTTCATCTGTATACCAAACATCGCTATAACCCATGGCTGCTTGTTCCTCAGAGATCTGAGACTTAGCCATCTGGTAAACAATGTTTTCAGCATATTGTTCTAACTCTTCAGGACGTAGATTACGACGACGACCTGTAGCCTTTTGCCAGTTATAGTATGCAGTTGCTGCTTCTCCACCAGGGAAGAAGTAAGGAACTATATCTCCTGCTTTTGTAGCATACTTATCTGCAACTTCTGGGTGTTTATTTAAGAATGACCAAGCATCACCAGTACCACGAACACTTCGTGTGGAACCAGCAAGAATTGGTAGTAGATTCTTAATACCAAAAGTATCAGAAAACTCACCAACAGCACCGAAGTAATCACCAGGATACTTCTTGCTTATCTGTTCAAATGCGTTATATAAGAAAGTTTGAGTTCTTAAAGCACCGTTCTTATCCTTAGCAAATACCTCTTGAGAAGGTGTTGCAGGGGCAATAGACTGGAAGAATGCAGTCATTAAACCTGTCCAACGAGACAAGCCACGAGCATCATTAAATAACTGATTACGTTCAACATCGTTACCTAGTGGATTATCACCATAATCACCAGTAGATGATAGATAACCAGCCCAATCTTTAACGCCACGTTCTACCTGTGCATCGTTATTAATTGCAAGTAAGAATGATTTCTTTAACCATGCTGGGAATACTAAATCTTGAATACCATCTGGCTCACCAAACGGGAATATGATTTGACGCATTGCATCCCACTCAGGACCAAATGCTTTAGATTTACCACTTGCGCCGTAAATAATCTGTCCCATTGGTCCAATACCAGGAATTGCTGGATTAACTGCACCAAATACAAGGTTTAAAGATTGAACAGGAGCAGTAATCTGTAATGCTTGGGCTGAATCAATGTTCTTGCCAGCCAATGCACCAATGATATTTCCTGCTAATGGATAACGGAAACGAGTCTCACCAAACTCATCTTTATAGAAGAATCCTTGGTTTTCATCATATTTAGTTCCAGTTAAATCATAGATAGCGCTAGAACCCTCTTGGGTTAATGCATTATATGCACGACCTAGTTTATAGAACTGTACAGGGTTATCTTTTAGTAATTGACTCCACTTGTACATTGTGTTAAATTGTGCTTGGGCAAAAGGAAATACTGCTCTTAAAGCGTTTGCATATTGACGTTGCCTTGAAGCATCATAGAATAAATCTTTAGTATACTGAGAAGCCTTCTTAGCAGCCATAGAATTCATAGTATCTAGACTGATACCATCTGAAACTGACTTACCCTTTTTACGAGCAGCAACTTCTTTATTAATAGCACGTAGAGAAGGGTGACGACGTAGGCTTATATTCTTTCCATTGACAGTTAATGGTGCTAATGACTTCTTAGCATTAACTAAAAGAGAATCTAAAGCATCATCATTAATCATGCCCACATAACGGCCTACGTGATCCCAATATGACATACGGAACTCAGGTGAGAAGTTAGCAACATTCTCTACTTTAGTTGCAATATCAAAGAACCAGTTAACAGCAGTATCTAAATACTTAGTCTGTTGTGGACCAAATCTCTTATCACGAACATGAATAACTGTAGAACCAGCCATATCTTCCTTAGGGAAGTTACGGGCTACAAGAGTCTTAAATGCTCCATCTTCATCAGCAAAGTCATTGATATTACCAGCCTGCTTGTATGAAGGAATCTTAATGTTATTACCATTGACTGTAATCTGTCCGTCAGCAAGAAGTGTACGCATTTGTACTGATTTAGCACCAGTTCCAGCAACATTATTTACATAGCGTGCTACAGAACCAGTAGATTCAGGATCAAATAGATATATCTTTACGTTCTCAGGTATGATGTTATCAGGTGATAGGTTAAATTTACCATTTACCTTCTTCTGATCTTTTAAGAATAGTTTGGCAAACTCTCCAGTTTGAACACCGTTTCTGCCACCATTTACTAAATCTTCTAATACACCAGCAAACTTCTCGCCTTTACCTTCAACTAAAAGACGAACTAATTCATCTTCTTGTCCACCCATGTGTCTTGCTACTAAAGGAATCAGTCTATCTGAGTGAGCACGAATTAAAGTATTGGCTAAACCTATATGATACTTATCGCTTTCAATACCTACAGCCTCATAGATCTTACCTACGAAAGCAAAGCGTGGATCTCCAGAGTTAAAGTTTCTAGCAAGGAAGTTAAAGTTCTCTTCAATGGCTTCAGATATAGCAGCATTTACCTCTGCATCTTTACCAATAAGTTTATTACCTTTAACATCATTTCCATATTTAGAAACTTTGCCTAGTAATTGTCTTACTTTGCCACCTTCTGGACTACCCATCATCATGGCTATGTAGTTTATAGGGTGATTTAATAATGAGTCATGTCCTGAGAAATACTGACGGAATTGCATTTCACCAACGTTACGCATGATATATGCTACGCGGAATGCTAACTGAGCAGTTCTCCAGCGATCACCAATTTCAGTATTAAATACATCTAGTGCGTTCTTAGTACCATATTTAACTTTATGGTCATTGTATTTACCAATAAGTTTTTTAATATCTCTAGTATCAGGTAATCTAATTACGTCATCTAGGAATTGATATTCAAATATAGCCTGGTCACCAGCAAAAGTGTGAGTAGTTGCCTGTCCATTTAACAATACTCCATCAAGAGATGGAAGTTCACCCTTAGCAAGTTTCTCAGGTGTATATTGTTTGATGATAGCATTTTCTCTACCAGTAGCACGGAATGCTTCACGTACTGCACTGGCAAGTTGCTCATCTCCAGGTGCAAGTTTATTTGCTATTGCAACTTGAGCCTTTTCAATCTCCTGGAATACAATACCAGAACGTTGCTCTAAAGATGTAGCGGATGTAATTCTATTAATAGCAGTAGATATGATTTCATCTGGAATCTTAGCAGAAGACATCCAGTCTTCCATACCATTTACAAGTCTATCAATATCATCAAGAGGTAATACTACAGACTGAGTAAAGTAACGACCAAATCCCTTTTCAATTCGTTCTACTTGAGTAATTGCTTTATTAGCAACTGATGGAACAACCTTAAATAATGGGTTGTTAGCCATCTGTGCTGCTTCTGCTTTTAAAGTAAGAGAACGAAATACCTTAGGATCAGATGTAGGTGCTGCTAGATTCTTTAAGAATATAGATATTACTTCTTCTGCATTGGTAGCAGCGACTAATTCTTGAGTCATCTCAACATCTAATTTACGACCAAATAAACGGTGTAATCTAGAGAAGTCTTTTTCTTTTGCTACAATCTCTGCAATCTGAGCAAAGCGCTTTCCTAGTAAGTAGGTAGCAGCCTTGTTTAAGTCACCTTTAACTGATCCACCAAAGCCATCAATTAGACCAGTCTCTGCTCTATAGAATTCTTTTAGGTAGTTAGTATCAGCAATTTCTGTTTCAAGGTCAAATAATTTAGCAATACCGATATTCTCAGGATCATTAATTATTTGAGCAATTAACTCTGGATCTTGTGCTGCATAATCACGTAAGATTTCAATTTCTTTTAACTTACCATCAAGTCCTGCTTTAGCGGCCTTGGCATTATCTAATGCACTGCTTGCTTCTAAAATCTCTTGTTGAGCATCTTTAATTGACTCAACTAACTTAGCCCCAAGTTGAGTTCCCATTTCTGCTTTACCAGATAGGGATGTAATAACATCAGTAACGCCTACTCGACGTGCTCCAACCTTGGCGCCATTAACTACTACAACTCCGCCCATGCCACCATTGATAGCACGGACATTGCTATAAGCATCAGCAAGCCATTGGTTTTTAACAGCGTCTTCTACAACGTTTATTAACTCATCATTCTTAGTGGCTATAGCCCTGCCAATTAAAGTAGCAACGCTTTCTGCACCACCATCAAATGCAATATCATCTACAGATGATTGAATAGCATTCTTGCCATTAGCACCTTTTTGAATATAAGCAGTTAATACTGTCCTTAATTCATCACTAATATCATCTTGTAATCTTAATTGTAAATCATTCCAAAAGTTAGTACGACGTTCTAGTTCAATAGCACGTTCATCCATTGAAACGCCTTTATAGGTCTGTGCTAAGTCGTATACTTCTAAAGGTTCTTTTGCGGAAGCAGTAACAATATATTCACCATTGTCAAATGCACCAAATTGTAACTTACCAGCCTCTGGCAGTTCCTCTACATATATACCAGTAAATGTTTTACCAGTATTAATATAATCTGCCTCTAATTGGGCAATAGAATCAATTACACCTTCTGGCTTTTTCTCAGCAAGATTCTTAACTACAAAGTCGCCAATACTTCCATTAGCAATTGCGGCTGCTGTATCAGGATCTCCTGCTACCTTTTCCCCACGTCCAATACCAAAGGTTAATGCTTTTTCTAATTTTTTAACTACAGCATTACTCTTAGACTGAGAAATCTTTGCTAGATCTCTTTCAGCCTTCATATAGGTATTATCTACACGGCGACGTATCTTCTTTTCTTCGCCAGCACGTTGCTTAATTAATGTTTTTTCTTCTTTTGTAAGATTCTTTATATCTTGAATTCTAATAGCATCTGCTTCATCAAGTACTGCTTGAGCAGCACCCTTTGCTTTCTGAAGTTCTTTTCCACCAGAAATAATTTTAGTTACAGCACCAGGGCCAACCCATAGAGAAGGGTCAGTACCTACAGCAAGAGTAGCATCAATGATTCCAGAGATTACTCTGTATGGTGTACCATTTGGATCAGCACCTAAAGTGTTCATTGTTGAACGACCTAGGGTAAATGACTTACCATTGATACGTCCATAAGAGGACATAGCCTTAGCCTGTGCAGCGCCTACTTTACTTTCAGGATTAACAAAGAAACCTGAACCTGTATCAACTGGACCTTTACCTGTAATTGTTCCAGCAGTTGCACGTAGAAGTTGTCCTAAATTTGTTTCTTCTCCAGCAATTTGAGGTAATGCAATATTTTGAATTAACTCACTTGTACCGATTTCGCCTTTGCCTTTAGCATAAAGACTTCTACCTACGTTAGTTAAATATTGATAAGGTGCTTGCAATGTAGCAAATGCTACACGAGATGTACCCTTTAAAACGGAATATATACTCTCTCTAAAACCGTTGTTCTTGTCAGCCTCACTCTTGATATTATCAACATTTATTAAATCTTGTTTTAGTTGAGCAAGACCATCATTGGCTGATAGTTTTTCGATACCTTTAGTAGAAGAATTAAGTCCAATCTTAGCAGCACTAATTAAATAATCTTTGCTTTGATTAGGAAACATTTTGACAAGTGAATTAAAGTTCTGTATTGAAACAGGATCAAGACCTGCAAGTTTTTGATCTACAAGGTTTGGTAGGTTGCTTGATGCAACATCTATGTCAAATAGACTTGTATATTTTTGCTTAGTCCAATTTTTTAATAATGGATCAACCATTAACGACCTTCTTGTTGAAATGACTCCACGAGTCTGCGATTCTGAGGTGTTGGGTCCATCATAAACATAGCACGTGCTATAAGAGCATTATTGTCAGGAGCATCAACTGGAGCAGGTAACTCTTCAGGTTTACGACCTGGTGTATTTCCAGGAGCACCATCAGTCATAGTAACTGGGTTTGGATTAACGGTATTTAAAAATGATGTGTCTACATTAGTAGCAACTGTATTTACTTTAGCAGGTGTTGCAACAGCAGAAGGTACTTCAGTAGATGCACCTGATGCTAAACTCTGTAATTGAGTTGCTTGGCTATAAGGTCCGCCAGTAGCATTCTGAATTTTTGCTTCTCTTTGAACTTTTGCCACTCTCTCAGAAATATTCTTATCAGTACGTTTAGAATCTGGCCCAACGCCACTTACAACTTCGCTCATTGACATAATATCTCCTACTTAGTAAATTGTGTTTTAATGTTTACGGGTCCACCGCACCATATGTTGTATTGAATTGCAACGTTAATTGCTTTTTTAGCGGCACTTGCCGCTTTAGCATGTGTTTTAGTTTCAGTATCTAATACTGATAGAGCACCAAGTGCTATAGAACCACCAGAACCTATGCCGTATAAACCTTTATCATCACGCATATAACCAAAATCATCACTAACTTGGTATATCTTGCCGTTAAAACAGATTAAAGCGTCCCAACCAGCGTCATCATCTTTGTTATTCTTAGGATTAGGGTCATAACCTGCCTCTGTAAGCACTTGTCTTATAGAAGGAAGCACCCTAATCATCATAAAACGATCTGGTTCCTGTGTTTTAATTACTTTAGGTGGTTGCCATAGGTTGTAAAGTATATCTCCAGCGTTTGCATCACCTGCAACTGCTACTAAATACTCGCCAACTTTAACTATCTTATCGCATCCTTTGGCTACATACGGTTTATCTGTGTAAGTAGTCATTGAGTCTGCACCCAATACAGCCCAACCATTGCCCTGAATACCAACTATTGCAGTCATTGTCCCCTACTTAACTATGCTTGTCCTTGTAAACCTGCCAAAATTGTCATTAGATCTGGTGCGCCTTGTTGTGGGGTTCCACCAGAAGCGGATCCAGGAGGGGCTGGGGACAGGGGAGCCTGCTCAACTGGGGCTTGTGAACCTGGTGGAACCATTCCAGACTGCGCCTGTGCCATTGCTTGCTCCTGCGGATTAGGTGCAGGAGGAGTAAATACGGCTAACGCAGCATTCTCTATACTTTCCCCATTGCGTGTACGTGAAATAATATCAGCAATATTCTTAATCATTGGTGATGGATCTTGTCCTTGAGCAGCCATAGCAGGAATTGCTTGTGCAGTTGCTGTAATAGCAGCACTCAAGTTAGCACGCATTTTTTCAATTTCAATTTTTTGTTCTTCCATTGAAACATTTACTGACCAAGGAAGTTCTCTACGGATAAAATCCTTAGATACTAACTCAGCACCTAATGCTTGCAGAGAGAAAATTAGAGCGCGTGAAGGGTCAAGACCAGCCATCAATCCATAGCGTACTTCAATTGAAGAGTCGCCCTTGATGTCTTTGCTTGGTGTGTACTTTAACTCGTACGGAGTACCCTGTGCTATACCTCTAACTGATTTCTCTACATTAAACACCATCTCGTCAACTTCAAAGCAAGCCTTAATGACTTCTTCAAAAGTTTCAGCGAGAATCGTTTGCCCAGCCTTGATTTGTGAATCAAAGGCTCCTAGAAGCGCTTGAACACCTTGACCAGTGATAACACTTGCGTCAATTGTTCCTGATCTACCTTCTGGATAACGAGCACCAAGACGCATTTCAGATTGAAGCGCGGCTTGCTCTTGGAAGGCAGCACTAGGTATGTCAAGTTGTACTCGACCTACGCCTTGCGGTTGGGCTGTACGAATAATCGCATCAGGACCCATAGGCAAATCTATAACATCAGTAGGAACAACTAGAGGTGCTTGAATAGCCTTCTCTGCTGCTTCCATACTAAGGTTAGCAAAACGTGCTCTTGCTAATTGTACATATAAAACATCGTCGAACTGTCCACGAGGTTCTTCATCTATGCCAGGTTTACGAGCAACGTAAACAAGCATTTTACCCATAGGGTTCTTTGCTTCATTTAATATTAAGTTACCACGACTAGGTACGTAAAGAACAACATTATTTCTATCTGTATAGCGGATAAGTTCCACAATAGCATTGGTATTTTGGTTATAGCCAAGTTGACCAAGTATTGCACCAGCATATTCAGGATATTCATTTGCTAACTCCCCAAGTGTTTTCATGTATCGTTTAGCGTATGCTACGCAACGGCCAAACCTATCAAACTCAGGATAAGCACCAATTGGATCTTCTACTCTAATACGAGGAAGTTGTGATTCAAAATCTAATTCAACATGGATAGGTAAGAATCCATAAGTAAAGTACCAGTCAGCACCCCAGTACATTTGTGACTGTAAACGTGAATGATAAACATAGTTATTAGCAATCATGCCACGCTTATCAGCAAATGTTCTAGCACGATCTGATACTGTGTTAGTTGTAGAACAGTTAAATGATGGAAGAGGAGCAAGTACCTCTGCAAGGTCACGGGCTGCAACATCAACAAAGTTAGCAACCATCGCTGAATTCATTCCCTCTGGGAATAAGTCAGGAAATACTTCGGTCATCTTACCTTTGCGAACAGCAAGGATATCTGCCATACGAGCATCTCTTGAAGAGTATCGTAATTTTAGATTATCAACGCGTTGCGCAATAGTCTCAATATTAACTGCCATTAGTTTCCTATTCGTAACTGGACATCTCGTAGTCGTTTACATTTACAGTAAATCGATGATCGAGTTGCTTTCGAGTAGCCCATCTATTTTTAATGTGGGTCTGATTTATATTTCCATTATTAACTATTTCACGTGCTCTTAGTTCACAGAACCATAAAGCCATAACGCAGTCAGTGGGACCACGAGTATCAGGTTTCCAAGTAATCAATTGCTGTATTAAAGCCTTGATGCCTTCAGAGCCTTCCTGAGAAGGAAGTTCTATTAGGTTATTATCCTGATGTAGGTTATTTCGCATAGTGCCAAATAGACCTGACATAGCGGCTACACCAAAAGATGTGTCCCACTTGTTCTTACCTGTGAATTGACTTGAGAATCTAATGCCTCTAGAGGCTAGGTATGAGTTTAGATCTGCGTCTAAGGCGTAAGCCTTCTGATGAGCATTAGTCTCAATTCTTAGTTCTTGAGGATTGTACTTAGTACACCAGTCCTCAATTAACTCTTGTATCTTTGCAGGTGTTGGATCTTTCATATTCTCAACATCTAGCACATACCGTTTACGTGTCATACGATCTACGGTCATAATTACTGCTGCAGTTCTACCACTCATTGCTGGGTCTAATCCCATAATGGTGTAATAAGAACCTGGTTCTTTAGGGTGTCCTGGAACTCCTGGTCTTAACGGTCCCCGTTTGCGCATCCCGTTGATTGAACCTTGCACACAACCAGGGGAAAAAATAGAATCTTCTTGGATATCTTGCTGTTGATAAACCAAAGCCCAGGCAGAGGCTGATACTTCACTTCGACGCCTAAATAAAGCGGGGCCGTCCCATTTCGGGTATAACCCATTTTCATCAGGTTGTATCCCTTCTTCGGAGCCTTCCCAAGGTATATGGGACTTAGGCCATAATGTAACCCAGTCTTCAGGGTCATCTTCAAACTCAAGTACCGCTGGCATGTTCATATAGGTAAAAGGAGTTTTACCACCAGACCAATGCTCAGGGTTTCTTATCTCTCGGTAGAGATCATTTGCTGCAATTCGTGTTCCTACAATAAGTAACTTACCAGCATCACCAAGACGAGTAATAACCTCTCGTTGTAGCCAGAGTAGTTGCTTCTCCCACTCATGAGCGTTGGTAGTAGTCACAACGTCATCAAGGATAATTAGATCTGAACGAGCACCAGTGATCTGACCACCAATACCTAGAGCCTGTACAGTAGGATCCTTTTCGGTGGAGTCACGGGCTACGTAGATTCGATCAGCCTTCCAAGAATCTGAGTCCTCTTTCCAACCACCAGCGCTGCCATAGATGGCTTGCATCTTAGACCAGCGTTCATGATTGAGTCTTTGCTTTATAGAGTACAGGTACTCCTTAGCACGTTCTTGGGTTTTAGAGACAATGGTAATTTTAACATTCGGATTCATCGCTATCCGATATACACAGTAGTTGACTGTGATGACTGTAGACTTAGCGTGCTCAGGTGGCACATTGATTAGAAGTCTTTTAGATGAGGCTGGCTCATAGACCATAGCATCATGCAGCCATGAAGGAGTTCTACCTTCAAGGATATCAATCCAGTTCTGATGATGGGGGAAGATTGGGCTATCTAAGAACTCTCTTGAGAACTCCTCAAAGCCTATCTTAAACTTAGCATCCCCTGAAACTATGGATAGGGCTTTCTGGCCTTCATCCTTTGCTCGCTCAAGTTCAGCCATGAACTTAGAGTCTTTCTTCCAGTCCTTCAGGACATCTGGTTTGCGACCAGCCCTGACAATGGCATCTTGAATGGATAGACCTTGCCTAGCATAATCAATAACCTTGGCCTTGGCCTCACGTAGGGCTACAACGCTGTGGTGTTCTCCACCCGCTTTAAACCCCATATATAACCTCCATTAAAGATCCCCCTTCGTTCGGCGCCTCTAGGCGCCTCACTACCCCCTAAACGAGGAGCGCAATAAGCGCT